TGGCAGCACCTACTTTGTCATGTGGTGCCGAACCTTTGATCACTCGCTGCTGGTCATTGATAACCCCATGACGTTGGCAGTAGAGGCCGGCTTTTCTGGTGAGCGGGCGCTGAGCACTTGGAAAGACCGAATGCGTTCTTTGGTCGATCTCGGCTTCATTGATGCCAAGGAAGGTTCAACGGGGCCATTCCATTACGTACTACTTCTCAACCCCCACAAGGTGGTCTGGCAACTCAAGCACCGTATCCAGGAAGGCACTTTCCGTCAATTGCAGACCCGAGCCATCGAGATTGGGGCCAAAGACATGGAGCCAGCCATACAAGCACCTGCCGCTGCTGCAGCGGAGTCCCCAGAGGCCTGAACTGACTGATCTGTCCACAGCACCGTGCTGCAGCAAGGAACCAAAGACGCAAAAGGAACGCCGGTAACGGCATGCACATGAAAAGAGAACCGTATGAACAAGAGACCATGGGAAAACGACAGTTGTGAAGCAGTCCAGGCCTATTTCACCGTTTACCGCGTCCCGGTAGCTGCAGCGCTTTGGTGCGGCATTCCCGTTGCGGACGTGGAGGATCATCTGTCGCAGTGTCAGGAGGTTGTGAAAGGGATACTGAAGCATCCCTACATCAATTGCCTTGAGCCCCGGTGTCGGGCCATACACGATGCGATCATGAAGGGTTTGCTGCCTTGTAGCAGGGAAAACGGCAAAGTCGTTCCGACTCAAGAGCACGTTGCAGCTGATCGGCGCCACGTTTCGCGGCAGCACCTTAAGGATTGGATCGCGGCCACCTTTCCAACGGATAAGCCTGAATTTCTTTTCGACGCGGTGGAACGAAACGTCCACCCGGCTATCAGCGTTGAGGCATTTCAGGCGCTTCAGGCCGATAGGCACGCGCTCGAGGCCAAGTTGGAGACAGCGAGGGACGAGTACAGAAAGCTTAGGGATGAAAGGAATCAACTGTCTTGGGATCTGCAGGCACTTCAGGAGCAAACACAGCATCCAAAGTTGCCTGGGCCAAGGTCTGAAACCACTTACCTGAACATCATCGGCGCGATGCTGGCCGTGATGCTGAACAAAAACTCCGCAGGCAAAGCCAACTCGGTGTTTGAAAACCAATCAGCGGTGATCTCGAACATCGTTGCTCACTATGGCGCCAAGCCCGGCATCTCTCAGCGAAATCTTGAAGAGAAGTTTTCAGAGGCCAAGCGCAGTCTGAGTCAATAAAGGAAATCGTACGAAGTTACCGCAACTGCGGTCGCTAAATACGCAATTGCGGTGCCTACATGAAGTAACCCCGGTCTAATGACGTCAGGTACACGAACACGAAAGAGGAAAAACATGTCACCAACGGAAATCAAATCTGGCGAAGTCTCCAAAAGATCCAACGCAGAGACGTCGACTCGAACCCGTACAAGAGCTCTCAAATCGGCAGCCAATGACCCCTTCTTCGAGGCTGCGGTGAATGCTGCTAAAACCCGCGCCTACAAAGCGGCGGTGAGTGCTGGTCTGAGCCCCTCTGAGCGGGAGGACCTATACCAGGAGATCCTATGCGACATCTACAGGCGCAAAGGTCAGTTCGACCCCAGCCGTGGCGCACCGGGTACCTTCACAGGGACCGTATCAGCGCACTGCACAACTGACTTTTTGAACGCAAGAAAAACCGACCGGCAGAGGCTCGTGTTTTCTGAGCCGGAATATGTTGACACCCTGGAGGTCGTCGCCATTGACCGTGCAATTCAGGATTTTGCACCGACCCAGAACGCCGCCAATGACGACGACGGTAAGTCGCCAAATTCCATGCTCCCCGCAGAAATGACGTGGTTCTGGGGCGAAGACATGGACTTGCTTGCTGACGCGGAGGCCCGGCATGCCTTGATGGCGGCTCTTGCCCGCATGAGCGGTGATCAGCGCTACCTGATGGATCTGCTCGCCAATCATCGCGATCTGGCGGCAGCAGCTAAGGCCTGCGGCGTTCCGAGCGCCACTTTCTACCGCCGTGTAGCCGACTTGCAGATGCACTTGCGCATGTTCGGCATACGGCCGGCCGCCTGACCGATCGCGAGGTGGCTGAGAAAACAAGCCCCCTCGCCCAGTAGAAACCTTCACAAAGAAAACAAACGCCGCGCCCCTCTGGGCGGTGGCGGTAGGCCAACTTACGCCTGGAGATTTGATGTTGAACGCAAAAACCATTGTTGAAACCACGCCCAGCCGCCTGGGTCCGGGCTTTAACGCAAGCGCGGTCATCCTACCGGTGTACGTGCCGACGGAAAAACTCACCGAGGCTGCTGCCTGTGACTGGATCGCCAACGCCCTGGTTGGCCAGTCGATTCAGTATCACGAAGGGTTCCTGATGATGGACCGCTCGGACACGGCCAGTGAGCTCCCCGCAAAGGAGCGACACCGCCTGCACTTGGTAGCCCGCCGCATGTGGATCGCCTGTGAGCTGGGGCTGGTTCACCTTTTAAGCAGAAAAGTTGGCACGTGCCACTACCAGTACGTCGCCGTTCGGTCAGCGAGCTCGCTGACACCTCCCGAGATCCGTACCCGCTTGCGCCGTGTGGGTCCGCGGTCACCCGCACGTAGCAACAGCGCACATTAAGTGAAAGGCTTATCCATGATCCCCGAAACCGATGCCCTCGACGAGGTGGGAAACTTTGTGATGGCAGAGCTTGAAAAACTGCCACTGGCGGACCTGCACCGCTTGATCCGTAAGGTGTCTCACACGGAAGATACCGCCTGCCATTACAGACAAGTCCTTCAAGGCGTGCTTCATCGCCGCTTCGGGGAGCGAGCGCACCAGCAGCGGCTGGATGCTGGCAGGAGCACCGGCACCGTCCGCTTTGATGTGGATGGCCACACCGTGATTGCCGACCTGCCCAGGAAGGTGGAGTACGACCAACGCAAGCTCAAAGAAGCCGTCGAGGCCCTGCGCAAGTGGGGCGAAAACCCTGAGGACTATGTGAGCGTGGAAGTCAAAGTTGGCGAGGCCAAGTACAAAGCCTGGCCGCCAGCAGTGCGCCAACTCGTCGACCCTGCCCGCACGCTCAAAGTCGGCAATCCCACCTACAAGCTTGAGCGCATCGTGGACGGTGTTGGTCCTGAGGCAGCCAATGACAGCAAGTTTGGGGAGGATGTCTGATGGCTATCTCCCTTGCACAACTGAACCGGGCGGGCACGCCTAAGCCGCCCAGGGTGCTGATTCACGGTGTTGCTGGGGTCGGTAAGACCACCTTTGCGGGTCAGGCCAGCAAACCCGTGTTCATCCAGACCGAAGACGGTTTGGGCACGCTGTCGGCCGCGAACTTTCCGCTGTCTCGGACCTTCGACGAAGTGATGGAGGCGCTCGCTGCGCTTTACACCGAGCAGCACGATTTCGCTACGGTCGTGATCGACAGCGTGGACTGGCTTGAACCGCTGGTTTGGGCCAAAGCTTGCCGCGACAACGGCTGGCATTCGATCGAGGACGCCGGGTATGGCAAGGGGTATGTTGCGGCCCTGAACCTATGGCGCCAGTACATCGATGGCCTCAACGCCCTACGCGATGACCGGGGCATGACCGTGGTGCAGATCGCGCACACCGACATCAAGCGCTTCGATTCGCCCGAGCACGACCCCTACGACCGCTACGTAATCAAGCTCCATGCCCGGGCCGCGGCATTGCTTCAAGAGCACTCGGACGTCGTGCTGTTTGCCAACTACCGGATTTCAACCGTCAAGGCGGACGTTGGCTTTAACAAAAAGGTCAGTCGTGCCGTGGGCTCCGGCGAGCGTGTCATTCACACCGTCGAACGCCCAGCCTTTCTGGCCAAGAACCGCTACGACCTGCCCGACACCCTGCCCCTTGAGTGGTCTGCCTTTGCGCAGGTCATGCCTGAAAGCTTACACGCCACCCTCATCCCGTCCACCACCCGCACCTGAAAAAGGAGAAATCACCATGGCTTCATTCGGACAAACCTTTGACGCATCCGCTGTCGCGCCCAGCACCAGTTACGACGTTTTGCCCCCGGGCAAGTACCTCGGCCAGATCGTCGCAAGCGAAATGCGCCCGACTAAGGACGGCACCGGCCAGTACCTCTACATGGAGGTTGACATCCTTGAGGGCCACTACGCCGGCCGCAAGCTTTTCGACCGCCTCAATCTGGTCAATGCCAATCCCGACACGGTAGAGATCGCCAAGCGCACCCTGTCGTCGATTTGCCGCGCTGTAGGCAAGATGCAGGTGAGTAACTCCGAGCAATTACATCTGGTCCCGATGACTCTGGATGTGCGCGTGCGCCCGCCCAAGGGTCTGTACGGTGAGTCCAACGCCATCCGCTATCTGCCGCGAGGCGGTGCCAGCGGAGCCGCCACTCAGCCCACACAACCGTTCACGCCACCCCAGGCCCCTGTTGCTGGGCGCCCCATCACGGCTGCCCCGACCGCCACCCCTGCGGCCAACGGGCTGCCCTGGAAGCGCCAGGCGTAAGGAGGACGCGGGCATGCATGAGCACGCGCCAGCGGCCGCGCCGATCCGACTGCCCAGCACCTTGCAGGGCTGCCGCGAGCGGTTGGCTGCGCTTCAAGATGAGATTGCGTCCATCCGGATCCAGATCGCAACGACCGACATCCGTCGACAGACAGAAAAGAAGTCGCTCGATGCCACCTGGTTCCACAGGGCCAAGACGGCGCTGCGCCTAAAACTGCAGGAGCTCGCGCAGTTGACCGCTCACATGGCCAAGCTCAACGCGGCTGAGCCGGGGGGCCATCGAGAGCGGTTCAAGGATGCGCTGATTGAGGTGCTGCGTGCCGACTGCGACGATGAGCGCTGGCAGTCAGCGGTGAACCGAGCCCGGGAGCTTCACGCCAAGCAGGGGGTGCAGCATGGCTGAATTGCCTAGCATCGCCAGCCCCACCCGTGAGGCGATCTTCGCTGCCTACGAGGCCGATGCGGGAGACGGGTTTCGTGGGCACCTTGGTGCCTCCTTGATCGGCAAGGCATGTGAGCGCGCCCTCTGGTTTGATTTCCGCTGGGTCACCCGTGCACGGCATGCTGGCCGCCTTTTGCGCCTTTTTGAGACGGGCCAACTGGAAGAGGCTCGGCTAGTTCAGAACCTGCGCCGCACCGGGGCGACAGTTCTGGAAGTTGATCCGGATACGGGTCGCCAGTTTCGGGTTCAAGCGCATGGTGGCCACTTTGGGGGCTCGCTCGATGGCGTGGCCATCAACTTGCTGGAGGCACCCAAGACCTGGCACGTGCTGGAGTTCAAGACGCACTCGGTTAAGAGCTTCAATGACCTGATGGCCAAGAAAGTGCGCGAGAGCAAGCCGCTGCACTTTGCCCAGATGCAGATCTATATGCATCTCATGGGCTTGACCCGTGCGATGTACCTGGCTGTGTGCAAGGACACCGATGACGTTTACGTCGAGCGAATCGAGGCCGATCCGGCTTTTGCGCAGGGCCTGTTGGCCAAGGCTGAGCGAATCATCTTTGCCTCCACGCCACCGCCGCGCATCAGCACCGATCCCGCCTGGTACCAGTGCCGCATGTGTGACCACGCACCGGTCTGCCACGCGGACGCACCAGACGCTTTAGCCCCCGAGATCAATTGCCGAACCTGTCTGCATGCAACACCCGTTGACGGTGGGTGGCATTGCGCACGCCATGACCGTCGGCTGACCGAGGCCGACCAGCGTGCTGCCTGCGCCCTGCACCTCTTCATCCCATCGCTGGTACCGGGCCAGCAAGTCGACGCAGGCGAGGACTGGGTCGAGTACGAGTTTGCCAGTGGGAATCGCTGGCGTGACACCGGTATTCACAAGTATCCGAACGCCTTTTAAGGAGCACAAGATGAGCCTGATCCTTCGCCCCTATCAAAGCGGTGCCATTCAAGGCATCTATAACTACTTTCACGAAAACTCGGGTAACCCGCTGGTGGTGATCCCCACTGCCGGTGGCAAATCACTGGTGATGGCAACCTTCGTCGAAGGTGTACTCAAGACCTTCCCGGATCAGCGTATCCTGATCGTGACCCATGTGCGGGAGTTGATCGAGCAGAACTACACCGAACTCAAGAAGCTCTGGCCGCAGGCCCCAGCGGGCATCTATTCGGCCGGTCTCAAGCAGCGCGATATCCGTGCCCGGATTCTTTTTGCCGGGATTCAGTCGATCCACAAGCGGGTCTACGACGTCCAACAGTGTGACCTGGTCCTGATTGATGAGGCGCACCTGATTCCGCGCTCGAGCAACACCATGTACCGGCGCTTTCTGTCTGACCTGGTCCGGCTCAACCCCCAAATGAAGGTGATTGGCCTGACCGCTACGCCGTACCGGCTGGACTCAGGCCTTCTGCATGAGGGCGATGACGCCATCTTCACAGATATTGCCTATGAGGTGTCGGTGCGGGAGTTGATTGACCAGGGCTACCTCTCCCCGCTGATTTCCAAGCGCATGGCCACCCAGATTGACCTGACCGGCGTGGGCACCCGTGGCGGTGAGTTCATTGCCAAGGACCTGGAGGCGGCGGTAGACAAGGACTCAATCACCCAGGCCGCCGTTGACGAAATCTTCTCCTACGGCAAGGACCGCAAAAGCTGGCTCATTTTCTGCGCCGGTGTGGACCATGCCTACCATGTGCGCGATGCGATTCGTGCGCGTGGCGTGAGTTGCGAGACCATCGTAGGCGAGACACCTGGGGCGCAGCGTGAGGCCATCATCCATGACTTCAAGGCCGGTAGGATTCAATGCCTGACCAACGCCAATGTGCTCACCACCGGGTTCAACGCCCCGGGCGTTGACCTGCTGGCCATGCTGCGCCCGACCAAGTCGGCGGGGCTGTATGTCCAGATCGTGGGTCGCGGTTGTCGGCAGACCCCTGGTAAGACCGATTGCCTGGTCTTGGACTTTGCCGGCAACATCGCCCGCCACGGCCCCATTGATGCCGTCAAGCCTAAGCGCCCCAAGGGCGGTGAGGATGGCGTTGCACCCACCAAGGACTGCCCCGAGTGCGACAGCATCGTGCACGCCTCGGTGCGCACCTGTCCTGATTGCGGGCACGCGTTCCCGCCGCCTGAACTCAAGATCGACGCCAAGGCCAGCAACCTGGACATTTTGTCCTCCGGCAAGTCCGAGTGGGTACCCGTCACCCGGGTCGCCTACGCCCGACATGACAAGCCGGGCAAGCCACCCTCACTGCGCGTGGACTACTGGAGCGGGCTCACGCACCACAGCGAGTGGATCTGCATAGAGCATCATGGGTATCCGCGTCAGAAGGCAGCCTCCTGGTGGGCCAACCGTGCCCAGGGCTTGCCGTTGCCCCAGCGAGTGGATGAAGCGATCGCCTGCGCACCCAAGCTGCGCTGTCCCTCCGAGATCGCTGTTCGTCCCAGTGGGCGTTACACCGAGATCGTCGGGGCCCGGTTTGCATGATGTGCGTGATCTGCCGCAGGGATGACCGCGGCTATGGATTTGCACCTCGCTCTATCCGTGTGGACGCGCCAGACAGCAAACAGTGCTCTCGACGCTGCCAAAACATTACTGCAAGGCTAAAAGGAATGATTGATCCAAACAAACACGAATCCCATGCGTTGGCAGCCGCCGGCATGAGCGCGGGCGCCTATGTCGAGGAGATCGGCAAGACCGACCTGGCAAGCTGGACCGAGCAGGAGTGGGCGACGCTTATCGATGTGGCAGTCACCGCATTTCAAGACTCGCTCCGCCAGGCCTATGCCGATGACCCGCCGTTTTAAGGAACGCCATGACAAACAAGAATTACATGGCGCAGTTAGGCGCCACCCTGGTTGACCGCGGTTATCCGATTCTGCCGATTCAGCCCAACACTAAAAAGCCCGGCCTCTACAAGCTTGGCGCCTGGCACGAGTACCCCAAGTGGACTCGGCACTGCGAGCGTGACACCACCGACAACGAGGTCGACATCTGGGGCAACTGGCCCGAAGCCGGCATCGGTATTGCCGCTGGGCGGGTGATCGGCATTGACATCGACATCCTCGATTCACCCACCATGGCGTTGGAGATCGAGGCGCTGGCCAAGCGGATGCTGGGCGATACACCTGCGGTTCGCATCGGCCACGCACCCAAGCGCATGCTGGTCTACCGGGCTGTGCAGCCGTTTTCTGGCTTTAAGTACCCACCCATTGAGGTGCTGGGGGTTGGCCAGCAGTTCATCGCCTATGGCATCCACCCCAATACCGGCAAGCCCTATGACTGGCCAGTGAGCACCTTGGCGGACCTGAGTCCTGATGACTTGCCCGGCATCACGGAGGCCCAGGCGCGGGAGTTCGCCAAGGAGGCGTACCGTTTGATTCCGGCCGAGTTGCGTCCCAAGACCTTGGGCGTTGGCTTGCGTGCGCCGATGGCGTGCGCCAACCTGCCTGAGCAGCGTGGTACCTATGAGGCTGTGGAAGATGCCCTCAGGCACATTGTCAATGCCGATCTGGATTACGACAGTTGGGTCCGCGTCGGGATGGCCACCAAGGGGGCGCTTGGCGATGGGGGATGGCCATTGTTTGAGGCATGGTCCGCAAGCTCGCACAAGAACGACCCCAAGGCGACGGCGCGCAGTTGGCGCAGCTTCGCCCCCCAGCGCATTGGTGCTGGCACGATCTACAAGCTGGCGCTTGACAATGGGTGGGAGCCCGACGCCAAGATACAGTTGAATGGGGAAATTGTGATGAACGGGCACCACCCGGCGCGTGAGCTTCTGCAGGCGCTGCAGGCCACTGCCCCCATTTCTGTTGAACCGCAGGAAATCTCGCTGCCACCGCCCAAGCCCATGCCGGTCGGCTGGGATCAGGTGGGTGGTGTGATCGCAGACATGATGGCATTGATGGCGGCGACGGCCAAACGCCCCCAGCCAGTCCTCGCACTTGGAGCGAGCTTGTGTGCGATCGGCGCCCTGATGGGGCGCAAGTACCGTACGGAAAGCAACATCCGATCGAACCTCTATGTGGTTGGCATCGCCGAGAGTGGAGCCGGCAAAAACCACAGCCGTGTGGTGATCAACGAGTTATTCCGCAAGGCAAACTTGTTGCAGTACTTGGGTGGCAACAAGATCGCATCGGGCTCAGGCCTGTTGACAGCCATCCAGCGCCAGCCCGCGATCCTGTTCCAACTCGATGAGTTCGGGATGTTCCTCTCGGCCGCGGCCGACCGCAAGCGTTCGCCGCGTTATGTGTGCGAGGTCCTGGACCTGATGACCGAGCTCTACACGACCTCAGGCACCACCTATTTCGGGGTCGAGTACGCTAGCACTCAGCACAACAACGCCCACCGGGCTATTCACCAGCCATGCGCCTGCATCTATGGCACCACGACGCCTTTGCACTTTTGGCAAGCGCTGCAGGCGTCCAACGTGGCAGACGGATCGCTCGCCCGCTTTCTGATCATGGAAAGCGAGGACGACTTCCCGGACAGCAACGAGGCCTTCGGCATCATCGACCCGCCCCAAGCCCTCATTGACCGGCTGATCCTTATCCACCAGGGTGGAGGCAAGCTCAACGGCAATCTCACGGATGTGGGTGCCATCGATGAGGTGCTGGTGGACCCTCGCCTGGTCCCGATGACGCCGCAAGCCAGAGCCACCTTCCGCCAGCTTGACCAGGAATTGGTTGAGCGCCTTCGTACATCTCGGGGCACCGGTTACTCCTCAATCCTCGCCCGGATCGAGGAGAACGCCACCAAGCTGGCGCTCATTCGCGCGGTCTCGCGTGAACCAATAGACCCCCAGATCGAGGATCACGATGCCGAGTGGGGGATCATGCTCTCGCGTCACTGTGCTGAGCTCACAATCCGTGAAGCTTCTGCGCGGGTGTCCGAGAACCAGGTCGAGTCCCACCACAAGCGGGCCATGCAGATTTTGCGGGATGCGGGCATGGCTGGCATGTCCAAGAGCGACTTCACAAGGCGCACACAATTCATGGACCACCGACAGCGCGACGGCGTGTTGCGCACTTTGAGCGAGGCCGGGCTGATCGAGGCCACCACGCTTCAAAGCAAAGGCAGGCCCACTCAGATACTAAAAGCGTTATAAATCAATCACATGTGCCACCCTGGCGGGCTTGCTTCAGTAATTTCATCTTTCAAACCCCCCACTAGAGATACACCTATAAAAAGTGGGGCCCTAGAGCCTCGCGCGCGCGAAGCCCGCCAGACAGAGACAGAGAGAAGGAGAACTAGATTGAAATAAATAAATATTGAACTATCTCTCTACTACTCCCGGGCACCCTGCCTTGGCGTTGAAAGATGAAGTATTGAAATTTGTTTTGCAGTCGATTGCGCACCACATTGACTTCCCCGTAGCCGTAACGAAACCGGACATGAGGGAGCCCCGCACCAGCCCTGACCCGGCGATGCCTGAGCTCCTCCAGGTCGCTTGAACAAGTGGGCACGAGCGCTTGTTCGCACCCTTGGAGGACCTACCCCATGCATAACCCTCAAGATTCACAACCCAACGCCACACGCCAAGCCATGCTTGCGCTGGACCTGGGCACCACGACTGGCTGGGCCTTAAGCCTGCCGGATCGCAGGGTGACCCACGGCTATGTCAACTTCAAGCCTCAACGATTCGAAGGCGGCGGCATGCGCTATCTGCGCTTTCGCCGTTGGCTTGATGAGCTTTTGACGACGGTAGCTCCGAGCAGCTCGCTACAAGGGCTTGGCGCCGTTTATTTCGAGGAGGTGCGCCGCCACCTTGGCGTTGATGCTGCGCACGCCTACGGCGGCTTTCTGGCAACGCTGACAGGCTGGTGTGAGCACCAAAAGATCCCTTACCAGGGCGTCCCCGTGGGCACGATCAAGCGCCATGTGACGGGCAAGGGCAACGTGGGCAAGGCAGAAGTGATCGTGGCGATGCGTGCCTTAGGTCACCCGGTGATTGATGCCAATGAAGCCGACGCGCTGGCGCTCTTGCACTGGGTGATGGCGCACAGCCCAGAGCGCATTGTTGACACGGAGGTGCACCGTGGCTAAAAAACAAATCGCACAACCACTGACCCACGGCACGTTGGTGAAGCTGCCCGGTGGACGGGTTGGTGAATGGATCAGCCAAGCAGAAGAAGGCACCCGCTATCGAACCGAGCACTTTCGCTGCATCGACTCCTTGGGCATCTTGCTGCGCAACGGATCGATCACGCCTCAGATGCACGATGCGGGAGAGGACTTCAACCGAACCTTTGTCTTTGCCCAGATGGGCCTCGCAGGCGCCCCGCCGCTCACCCGCATCCCCGGTGGCCAGTGGACGGACAGCATGACCGAGCGGGTGGTCTGGGCGCGCAAGCGCATGCATGAGGCGCTCGACGCTGTCGGCGGAATCAGAAGCCCCGGTGGTTGCGCCGTTTGGCACGTGGCAGGGCTAGGACGCAGCGTGAAAGAGTGGTCAGCCGTTGAGGGGTGGAACGGGCGCACCCTCAACCAGTACGAGGCCAAGGGCATCTTGGTCGGTGCGCTCGCGGTGCTGGCCGCGCACTATGGCTACAGTCGTTGAACAGGTGGCACTGGCTTGCAGTGTGTAAAGAAATGCTTTACACTTTTGCCATGATTGGGTCGTTCAAGCACAAAGGTCTTCAGGAGCTATTTGAGAAGGGCTCCAGCGCTAAGCTGCAAAAGGCCCTAGCGGAGCGAGCGCTTCGCCGACTTGATGCCATTGACACGGCCAAGACACC